CGCGATGCCCATGGCTGAGTCTGCCCGCATGTCGGCTCCAAACCCCGAGCTGACGCGTGAGCCATCTGACCCTCCTCCTGTTCGTCCTGGCCAAGCATCACAAGCTTTTGGCCCCAATGTTTTACAACCATTAAACCCTGCCAGTGCGCCGCCATCCAGCCTTATTGCTCCACTTATTGCTGCTGGTATTGTCACTGATCATGCCATTCCTACTGTTCCCTCTAACTCGTCCCATTCGTCGATCTCTGCAATTCGAGAGCGTATTCTCAAACAGGGACCGATTGATCGTGGTGAGGTGTCGGAGCCGTTTTGGGGGGCATTTCGTGAGTGGACTTTTCGGTCACTCACAGACCTGGGGTTACACCCAGGCTGTGTGGCCCGTCTTGAGTTGGAAGATTGGAATGCTTCCTACTCAGCCACCCAACGTAGGGCGCAGACTCTCGCTGCTCGCCAGGTTGCCCTTGATGACGGGTTTAACACTGGCCACATCCATGAGAGGTCGATGTTTACTAAGATCGAGTCTTGAGTAAGTCCACCCCTGAAGGTGTTCTGAAGATGGCTCCTCGCGGTATTCAGGCTGGTACGGTTCACAGGAATGTGATTGCCGGACCATTCTGCAAAGCCTTTTCTGTCCATTTGGCCAAGGTGTGGTCAGTGTCCAACGGTGTTGGCCCCAAGTATACTTCTGGTGCCACTGCTGAGGATATTGGCAACACTTTTTCGCGTTCACTCGAGTTGTGCCCTGACTACGGGTTTCTCGAGGGTGATTTCTCTAGGTTCGATTCAACACTCCATCGTATGTTTTTGGAATTGGAAGCGGACATTTTTAGGTGGTCAGGATGCACACAACGTGTGTACACTGCTCTTTTGGACGGTATTTACACTCGTGGTCGTGACAAGTGGAAAAACACCTACTCCATTGACGGTGGCCGCCACTCTGGTGATCACCAGACCTCGTGTGGGAATACTCTTCTCCAGGTTCTGGCCGTCACCTTTTGCTTAGCAGTGCTCGATATGGGCGACACTGCTGAGCGTCCAGGGGATGCTCGGTCGTATTTTGACAAGCACCATGCCTCTATGATGGCATTGGGTGATGACAATCTCCTCACCCTCCCTGTTTCTGTTCTACGCCGTGCTGGTTTTGCCGCCGACTTAGTCTCAC